TGCTTCTTTTAGCGTAAAAGATGCTACGAATTTAATTGAATTCCATTCGCTGATTGGGCAGGAAAGAATCACGATTGATATTACAAAGACCGATGAGGACAACGTAAAGGAATTAAAACTATCATTTATCGTAACCGAATATCCTCTTTATTCCAAACAGAATAACGATCAGCTACAGGTATTTACTTTTTCAGCGATATCAGAACATGCTTATATATCGCGTATTTCAAAGATATCACGAGCTTATGACGGTAATACAACCGATATTATTCAAAACATTTTAACAGGCGACTGCAAAATAGTGAACGAAAATTTAAATATTGTACAATCAAATACAACATGTAAGGGTGTCTATCCGTATCAACAACCTCTACAGGTTGTGAAAAAATTATTAAACGTGTCATCAAATGATCTACAGTCACCCTATTATATCTTTGAAACACTGAACGGAAAGATTAATGTACTTCCTTTATCGGAAATGCTAAGTCAAACGCCATTTGATAACTATATTAAGGCAAAGGAGTATAAGGCAAATCCAATGGGAAAGGAAGACTTTAACGAAAGACGCCGTAAAATACTTTCAATTACTTCTGATCTCAAGCTTGGTACGGTCTTTCAGATGGCGGAAGGCGCTTACGCTTCTGAAACAAATACACTTGATATCGCAAAGAAAACATATACACAAACGCCGTATAAGTACGCTGAACACTTCAAAGCAAGTCAAACAAACAATTTGTCGGATAGCTTTACAGTCGACGAAAAACCTTTACAGGACTATACAAAATCATATATTGACTATATATCGCAGAATAGTTTATCCTTTAACGAGGACACAAAACAGAATATAAACACCGAAAGGTCGAAACACGGTTCACTAATACGAGCACATAACGAACTTCTCGATACACTGACGCACGATATATCATTATACGGCGACCTTGACTTGACTGCAGGAACACTGATTACACTGACTTTACCGAAAGCGATATCGCCCGACGCAAAAAAGACACTTGGCTATTCACAACAAGAGAGCACCGACGAGTATCTATCAGGCGATTATTTAATTACAAGCACGAAACACACATTTAAGGCGGGTAAATACTTTATTACAGCACGAGTAAAAAAAGATACACTGAACTATGAATGATTTATATAACACCTTCCTTTGGTTTACCGGCGTCGTAGAGGATATACAGGATCCGAAGGAACTCGGACGTGTACGTGTTCGCTGTTATGGTCACCATAGCGACCGACTCGATGAGATACCTACTCAAGCTTTACCATGGGCAACCGTGCTGAATCCTATACAATCACCTTCGCACTCGAAAATAGGCTCTTCTGCAACTGGTATACTGAACGGAACATGGGTAGTAGGTTTCTTTCGCGACGGACATACGGCACAAGATCCTCTTATATTAGGTACAATTCCATCACAATCTACAATTGCTGCTGATAATACAAAAGGGTTTAGCGATCCATCAGGCATATATCCACTGATAGATGAGAATACTAACGATCAACCTCTACAAGCTACAAAAGAATACCAAACAGCACCTTCTTATATACAAAGGGAATCACTTATTGGTATAGGTAATACCGATAAATCAACACATGTACCGATATCCTTTCCTGATATTAGCGATGCACCGTTATATCCGAATAACAAAGTAGTATCAACACCGAAAGGGCACGTATTTGAGGTAGACGACAGCGATGATGCAGAAAGGTTATTAAGGTATCACTGTACTGGAACGTTTAATGAAATAAGGGCGAACGGAGATTCACTGACGATAATTAATGGCGATAACTATAGACTCGTTATTAAAGGAGAGAATGTACGTATACAAGGCGCTTGTAATATACACATCGATGGTAATGCTAATACACACGTAAAGGGAGACTATAATATTACTGTAGATGGTAACTATAACGAAACGATTAAAGGCGCGCAGACTACAAAGGTAACGGGTAATATCGATATTCGCGCGGCGAGAATAGATTTAAATAAAGAATAATGCCAGGTATAGTACGTTCAGGTAAAGATAGTCACGTTGGTCACGCAAGTCCAACGCCAAACCCATTCCATAAAACAAGTTATGTTGGAGGAAGTCCAAATGTTTTTGTGAATGACGCTGCTGTTATAAGAGGAGCAGGAGTTGATAGCACTGGTTGCGGCGATCCTGCTGTCGGTAAAAGTAGTAAAGTTTTTGTCAATAATATAGGCGTACATCGTAAAGGTGATGGGACGGGTGGTCATGGTAGTTGGGTACCTAACAGCGCAGCAACAGGAAGCAGTGATGTATTTGCAGGATAACGGCAGCACTATCCTTGGAGCGTTATATAGAGAAGTGGAGCGGCCGTGGCCTTAAGTGGCGTATAACGTTTCACTATACTTATTCAGACCAGATCCTTGGAGCACCTGTATGAGAGAGAAAAAGTTTAATTTGAAATTGTCTTCGAAATCCTGCGCGAGATTTTTTAGCTTGAAACTATGAGCGATAAATATAAGAAAGTATTATAAATAGATTATATGAGTTACGATAACACCATACCGACTTCATCTCCGACGGTCATAGTTGATGCGCCACCGAGTACTCCTTATGGTCAGTATGAAGGTAATACAACAGGTATAGACTTTCCGAATGATGATCGTCAAATTGGTGGGAACCTTGCGGGTTTGCCTATTCCTCCTGCTGGTATGCATTATATGGAAAATGGCGATTTAATGTATGGATCTGCACACGCTGATAGCGATACTACACCGAATTACCAATCAACTTTACCCGTGAATTCAGGATTGTCTGATTCCTTTCGAAGTTCGCGAACCTCTTCGTCTGCCGTATATTCTGACATTCCTCTTGATATGAAGATACATCCGAATATATATGATGTGAGGCCGCTGAAGGATGCGAGAGCTGTGCAGCAATCTGTAAAGAATCTTGTATTAAGTAATTTTACGGATCGTCCATTTCAACCTGAGTTAGGTTCGAACGTGACTGCATTACTTTTTGAGCCTGCCGATGTTGGTACTGCAATTGCTTTACGCGAAGAGATCATTCGTGTATTAACAGATCACGAACCTCGAATTGCAAATGTAACAGTTGAGGTATTTGATAACTCAGACCGCAATGCGTATCAGATAAATATTGGATATACAATTGTGATATCTGATACAAACGATAACACAGAATTTTATTTAGAGAGACTACGATGAGCAAACATACACTAAACGTAACAGAACTCGATTTTAGCGAGATTAAAAATAATATTAAAGAATACTTTCAGCGCCAGGATTCTGATTTTAAAGATTGGGACTTTGACGGTTCAGGTTTAAATACACTTATCGATGTATTGGCTTATAACACTCACTATAACGCGGTAAATGCTCATGTTGCGTTAAACGAATCGTTTCTCGATTCAGCACAGGTTCGAGCAAATGTAGTATCACGTGCGAAGCTTCTTGGATATACTCCTTCAAGCATGACCGCGGCAATAGGTGAAGTATCACTTACGTTTAGTGCCTCGGCAAACGCAGATATTACAAGTGTAGTATCCTTAGGAAAAGGAGCAACGTTTAGTGGCATTGTCGATGGTGTCACATACACATTTGTTACGCTTGAATCATATAACGCTGCAGCATCTGTGAATGGAACAACCGGTGAAATCGAATTTATCTTTCCACGTATAACGATTTACGAAGGACGAATCGTTCGAAGATCGTTCGACGTAAATACTCAAGTTCAAAATCAAAAGTTTGTTCTTGCCGATTCAAAGATTGATACACAACATATGACAGTGAAAGTTTTTGACACGAGAAATACACAAATTTCAGAAACCTTTAATCGATTTCAAACCTTTACAAATATTTCGAGTAATTCTTTAGTATATTTCTTATATGAAAATCATCAGGAGTTTTTTCAAATTGAGTTTGGCGATGGTGTCCTTGGAAAAAAATTAAATCCTTTAAATATTGTCGAGGTTGAATATCTTCAAACAAATGGAATAAACGCAAATGGAATTCAATCATTTACGTTTACAGGTTCAAATCCTTCAAACACTTCAGCTTTGATTAGCATTGCAACGACTTCTGCAAGTGGAAGTGGTGCAGATCGAGAAGGTCTTGAAAGCATTAAGTATACCGCACCTCTTTCTTTTATTTCACAGAATCGTGCAGTTTCTGCATCAGACTATAGCGCAATCATTTCAAAAGATTTTTCAAATCTTCAGTCACTTTCGGTTTGGGGTGGTGAAGATAATGTTCCGCCAAAGTTTGGGAAAGTGTTAATTTCAGCAAAACCAAATGATGCTGACACGCTTACTGATGCTGAAAAATCTCGTTTGCTTTCTCTTCTTCAGTCAAAAAAGATTCTGGCAATTCAACCCGAGATTGTTGATCCCGAGATACTTTATATTTATGTTGAATCTCGCTTTAAATATAACTCAAATGTTACTTCGCTTTCTCAAGGGGA